GAGCATATTCACCATCTGATATATTATGAAATTGTTCTCTCATTTCTTTTACATCAGTTGCTCTCTCAGCAGAACCTATAGTTTCCATACCATGCATAATAACATCTACTTTATTATATATACCTGTACCAGCATGTTTCATATTCCAAAAAGGATGTGTTCTTAATGGGAAATGAGTTAAGAAAGTGCAAGGTGTAAAATCTTTACATAACGCTTCTTCCTCTTCATAATCTAATTCCATTGTACTGTATTTTTTACAAGCTTGATCATACATTACTTTTTCATGCATAGAACCAAAACCTAAATGCATTAATAGCTCTTCTTCCAATTTAATCATATCATTAATATTCCCATGCGATTCAAATTCAAACATTGGAAATATCTTATCATGCCTTCCTTCTACAGGATTTGGCTCATTTCTATAACTAGTAGTAATGCAAAATACACCATCAACTTTAGGATTTTCAAGCAAATCTCTTTCAAGCCACATTTGACCTGTTTGAGGTAACGGCCAGTTAACACCACTAAATATATACTGAGATATTGTTTTAGGATCTTCACAAGCTGCTAATATAGATTGCCTACTTTGTGCAGGTACTTCTATAAACCCTTTTTCTCCTTGAAAAAAATCTCTCATTTCTTTTACTACTTTACTATAATCATACATGTTTTTCATTTACTTTTTCTTACCTTTTTTTAATGGTTTATCATCTCCCCATATTGGATTTTGAGGTGTTTTAGAATCAACCTTAACACCATTTCCACCTATCTTAATTGTGTTTCTATCCATAGACACTTCCATATCTTTTTGAGCTTGATCTTGCAAGTGGTGAACTAAATCTTTAGCTACTACAGCTAATGGATCCTCTGGGGCTGGTGGTACTACCATTCCATTGAGAACGTTGATTAAACCTATCGTTATGGTCGAAATAAGACCTGTTACTACAGCTAACTGTGACTCACCAAGATAATAAGCAGCCCCAATAAGCATACAAGCCATTATAAGGATTGTTGGGACAGAAAATACACCTACCCAAAACCTTAACTTATCTATCATTAATCTTTTAGCAGCCATACGCTCTTTCTTTTTTTGTGCTATGTCTTCTTTAGACATTTGTTTATTTTCCATCTATATATTCCCCCCATAGACTTGTCCTACCATTTATTATCTCTACAACTTCTACTTTAAAATCACCATTTTTAAACCAATCAACTACAGCAAAAGCATGATTCCAATTATGCAAATTACCTTTTAACCATGTATTGGCTTCTGATTTCATATTTTTTAAACAACCAAGACTCCATGCAGATTGAGTACCCCCCAAACCTGTTTCGGTAAATCTTTGCAAGTCATGTGTATGTCCATATATAATATTTTCTTTATATGATGCTAAATGCTTTTTAGCATGATGTATAGGAACATAATCTCCATGTGTAAAATTTAATTTACCTAATTTTAATTTCTTAGTTGAAATATATTTCCAATAACTATACCCTCTTTGCTTTAATTTTAAAGCTTTTTGAGTTTCATATTGTGGCAAGTAAGGGTGCTTATTAACAAAATTATCTAACCATAATTCATGATTACCTTGTATAAAATGCCTTTCCTTACAATTTACTTTATCCAAAGAGCGATCTATAATATCCATGCCTTTATTAACTTGTCTTACTTCTTTATTAAGCATAGGTATTAAAACTTCCAAAGGAGGCTTTTCTTTATTCTTCCAATAATGGCTACTAAAAAGCTCCCATTCCCCTGTATCGCCTAAATCTATATATGTATCAGGCTTTACTTTTTCTATTGCTTTACATACTACATTAATAGCTTTTTTATCAGCTAAAGGAAAATGCTTATCTGGTGTAACTATTGCTCTTCTGACTACACCTTTATTCATAATGTATCCTTATTTTAATTCTTTATGTATTTTAATCATCATATACACTAAGGTAGCAAGAGCTGCTAATGCACTCATAATAGGAGGCACATACTCTGTCCAATGCAATGCACTCCCTGCAATACCAACTCCTGCTGTTTTTAAAGTATCTAACATTAGTCTCTCAATTCAAAATGTGGAAAATCATCAAACTTATTATCTTGAACATCAAAGTCCATATCCCAATCTCCACCCCAACGTAATTTAATCCCCATAGATTTAGCTATACCTAAAACAAACCCTGCAAAAAGAGTTTGACGCTCTCTATCATCCCAATCAACAGGATAAGGAGTAATGTCCACAGCCCTAGATGGATCAGCATTATGGCGACCATTTGGGTACTTGACTTTAGTTTTACCTTCTTCAAAAAGTTTATCTTGCCTTTCTTGGCTTCTATGCCCTTCGAGTACTGAGCAATCCACGTGTTTAATAACTTCATTCATTATATCCTGTAATTTTTGGTCGCAAGTAGCTAACCTTTCTTTTGATCTTTTACCAAATTTTGGCATTTTATTCTCCTGTAAATGTTGATGAAGCTATTAATGTTTGAGCTTCTTTTTTTGTTAATACACTATTATTAGGATAAGACATACTAGCACCTAAAGCAGTTATAGCAGATATATGACCCTCTTTCATTGAAAAGTATCCTTTAACTATTATATATGCTCCGTCATGAGATGATATAGGAGTACCAAGCTTCCCATTAAAAGCAGCTTCTTTCCATGTAGGTCTATAAGCTGTTGTGGTATCTACAGCACCTTCGTCTGTATATGTGTAAGTATTCCAACCTAAATTAGATTGTAATTCAGTAGGTATTTGACTTTCATAAGTTTCTTTCTTTAAACATATGTATAACATTTTATCTCCTTAAACTTCATCTGATGATGTTTCTTGAGGATGTTGTATTTTTCCTCTATTATAAATTTTCTGTATATCTGTTGCTTCTAATGGTACATCATAAAGAAGAAGGTCATCTATCCAAGTACCTTGAGCTGTATATGCTGTGCTATTACCAGCTCCTATATATTGCAGATTAAATGGTTGAGTAGCTGTTTCTGTATTGCTTTGCAACGTACCATTTATATAAAGCAAATATACTCCTGTTTTATTTACTACAGTATAATGATGCCACATAGGATGCATAAAATGAGTTGGGTCTCCATCGTTGTATATTCCAACATTACTTATAGTTAATTTATAAGCTGCTGTAAATCCTGAACCATCAGTGCCTGCTCTAAAATATATGTGGTCATATCCTGCTGTTTTTATTAAGCTATTGGAAGAACCTCCTAAAATCCTTGAACCACCAAATGTGTAATCATCTTTAGCCCAAAAGCTAATAGTATAATTTTTATCTAATGATATCTCATTATTAAGTTGCATATAAGGACCTTCAGAATCTCCATTTCCAAAGAAATATATTCCATGCTCTTTATTATGATCTTTATTTAGTTCCATTCCATTAGCATCTATTCTTAAATCTGATGTACTAGCTGGGGATTCATTTATCCATTCTTCACATATTTTATTAGTATCAGTACTTAATCCTGTAACATCTCCATGATAACCACCTTTTAAAACAGTACTATTTAAAGTAGCATGATTACCATTACCACTTTGGTCTGTAGGTTTACCATCACTTTCTCTTCTTTCAACATTAAATGTATGATACATCATCATATCATTATTAGAGAAATGACCATCTTCTATTAAATGAGACTTTCTACCAGCATTATATATAGTAGTAACTTCATCGGCTGTTATTTCTCTGTTAAATATAACTATATTATCCATAAAGCCTTCCCACTCTCTACCAGATGACTTATAACCACCCTTCAAAGCTCTTCCTGAATCAGATATACGAGTACCTGTAGGAGCAGATATCCCCCCACCTGAAGTAGCAGTAGTCTGCAAAGTACCATCTATATAAAAAGTAGGAGTATTTGATGCACTACTATTATCGTAAGTAACTACTACATGATGTATTGTCTCTGTACTTAATGGTCTACTTCCACTAGTTCTCATAGTTAAATTAGAACCACCATCAAAAAAATGTTGTAAAAATAAATGACCAGTAGTCCCTGAAGTATCACTTGTATAAAACCACCAACCTTCATTAGCCCCCTCAGATTTATATAGTAAATATCCTAAAGCTAAATCAGCATGTGTACTTTTTATCCACATTGATATTGTTCCACCACCATCAAATGTATTAGCAAGAGAAGAATCTGACCCATAATCTACTGTTTGACCACTGCCAGTAGCAAATGTAAGATTATCAGTAGGTGCTAAATCTTTCCAATATTCACTAGTACCATCAGTAGACATAAATACATTATTTTTATAATATGCTAATAAGTTATTTTTTTTGCTATGCTCTCTAGCATCTTTAAATACTCCATCATTATACAATTCTATTATTTCAGCTTGTGTTAATGCTACATTCCATTTAGATACTTCATCAGAATATCCACCATCAGTATATGAACTCCCTGCATAATTACCTATATTTTCATAGCCTTTATCTAAAGTTCCTTCTCCTGCATCACTTTTAATAAAGTTTCCATCTATATACATTTTGCCTGTAGTTCCATCATATGTCATAGTATACATTTTTAATTTACCATCATCTACTAGACCATGTGATGCTGTAGCTGTTCCTGTAGAATTTTCAGTAGATAAATCCATATGAGTAATAATTTGAGTTGCAGATGTATATCTCCAATAACTACCACCTCCATCGTGCCCCACTAATACATGAGCACCAGTTCCTATAGGTTTTCTTGACCATAAATTAACACTAAATGCTCCCAATCCTTTTAATGGACAATCTCCAGTTGCAGAATTTTGAATAACTCTATTAGTACCATCCCAATACATTTTACGAGAACCATTTAAAAATGGTAATTGAGGTATTATTTCTTGACGATTTACTAAAGTCCAAGCTGTTCCATATCCTTCTTCTTGCAAATATAAACCTGTAAAATCTCGTGAATCATTAGTTGTTCCATTTTCTATATATATAAATGCAAAGCATCTTTGATTATTAGCTACAATAAACACTTCTTCACCACTAGTTCTTAATTTAGCTTCTCCTGATAATACGCTTAATGAAGTTGAAGGAGCTTGACCTGCCCAAGTCATCCAATGAGTTGCAACTCCAACATAAGCTCCACCAGGTGAGCCTGAACTACCACCATCATTAGTTAATTTGACTCTATATGCTCTTCCATTTCTTGTTTGAAAAGGAATGCAAACTACAGGTCTTTTACTATTGACTGCTTTTAATTGTCCTTTATTGCTACTTACTGCAAAAGATGCTTCGGTTGGTATTCCACCATAATCACCTGTAACATCTATTATATGGTCTGCAAATTTATCTACTTGCTTAACAGATATATTGTCTACTAAGCAATAGTTGGTTGCAACATCACTATCTTTTATTCCAACAGTTACATATAAAGAAGTTGATACAACAGATGCAAAACATCTTATTGTTGGATTATCAGAAGTATTTTCAACTATCCCATAATTACTACTATTTGCACTTGTTCCAGCCCATATAGCTACTTTAGGAGTTGTTATTCTTTTTACTGATATATCATCAATATATATCTTTTCTCCTGCATCCATATTCAATACTCTTATAGATGCATTTGTAGCTGTACCTGCTGCATCAAAATCTAAATTTTGTTCTGCAAATGATGTGCCTGTAACAAAGTTATTCCCACCTGAACCACTTCCTGTAAATTCTCTTATATTAACATTGTCTCCACTATCTACTTTTGCATTTACTCTCACTCTATAACTTGCACCTACTACTAAATCTTCAGTAAGATTATTTGTAGCATCTGTTAAATCCATTTCTGCACCATTTGAATCATCTACATATTCAATAACTAACATATCTGTTTCTTTAATTGACACATCATCTATAGTTGGCTCTCCCCCAACATGCCTTATAATTAAAGTGTCATTATCACTACCAGCTGTAGCAAAAAAACTATGACTACCTTCGCCTAAATAAGCCTCACTATGAGCTAATGCACTACTACTTCCTAACAAAAGCTTTACTCTTGCTGTAGTAGTTCCTGCATCTCCAACTGTCAACCTTATTCTGTATGTTTTACCTGCTGTTAATCCAAGATTAGAAGTTGTAAGATTTGAAGTGCCTGAACCATCATGAGTTGCTACTCCACTTCCAATAGACCAATCTGCACTTGTTGTCCAATGAGTTCCTGTTGTACTTGCCGAAACATTAGTTCCAAATGCTGGGTCTCCACACAATTCATCGCCCATATTATAAATTTTATTATCTCCTGCTGGGTCCCAATCTAAATTAATTTCCCATAATTTATCATTAGAGTCCAAAGTAGGAACTGAACTCCCATCAGCATGATTCATGCAAAATACAGTACCAGGATAATTATCAGGTGCCCCATATGTTGTAAAATCTACTCCATCTTGAGCTATTATTTCATAAAATTTATTATGTGTAGGTGTTCCACTAGCAAGTTCACTTCCTGTTCTAAGTTCTCCACCTGAATTAGTAAAAGTATTCCTATAAGAAGACATTAATTCATCACTAATTGTTTTAAAACTTGCATCTATTTGATAATACCCATTAGCATCAACTGCCATATACTCAGAAGCTGAACCTGAGTCTGCACCTCCATTGACTATTTTCATATCAGTTGTAGCTACACCAAAATTATCTATTGTATAAACAGCTTCAGTTGAATGATGTATTGTGACATATGTAGAGGTAGATGTAGCTGTAAAATGATGTGTACCATATGCTAAAGTACCGTTTGCACCACCTGTAAATAATGCTGTACTACTTAAATTTTCAACTCCTGATGCTGATGTTCCTACTCTTAAATACAAATTACCTGATACCTGTGTAAATGTACCTTTAACAGTATATTCTTTGCCTATTTCTGTAGTTACTTTTACTGATATATGGTGGTTCGCTTCACCTGATCCATGAGTTGCTGTTCCTACTCCAACATTAGATACAAAAGTACCTCCTCCTGTAGCTATTGCCCAAGTGCCTACCCCTGATGTAAATGTAGAATCATCACCTGTTACTAATTCTGTTGTTAATACAGATAAACTAGCTGAATCATTAGCTGTCCATCCATCTAGCGTACCATCACTATTATCGTATCCTACATCACCATCAGATAAGCCTAAACGAAAAGTTCCATTAGTTAATCTATTATTATCTTCTAAATCTAATAATGTACCATCAGTACCTGTAAAATCTATATACTCACCATCAGAAATTAACACATCTTCTAAACCACCAGCATCTTGTTGATCATCAGTCAAAACATCAGTTGTCAATGAATAGAAATTAGTATGACCATGATATCCACCTCTCATTTCTTTGAATGATATATTATCTATTAAACATTTACATGCACTTTCTCCATGTCTTCTCCCAAATACTAAATAAGAAGTTGAATCAGATGCAGCTGCTGTTAAATAAAAAGTATAAGTAGTCATTGTTGATGTAACAGTTAATGCTGAAGTTCCACCATTAGATGTACCACTTGTCCCTGAAACTACCATACCATCTACATAACCATACGCTATATTTGGACCTGTATGAAGACCTACATTTAAATGTGTATCAGAACCTGTTGTAGATTGTGCATCAAATTGAAGTTTATATGTTCTTCCTTGAGCTATATCTAATGCAGAAGTTGCTCTAAAATTAACATAATTACCCCCTGAAGTTGCTGAAGATATTTCTATGCATTGACTACCATTATTATCACCTTCTGTTACAGTATGAGGAGAACCTCCTGAACCTGCTGTATGTACTGTCCATCCATCTACAATAACAAAGCCAGCACTATAATCTTGTGCTGTATCATATGTACCTGTAAGAGATGGATTACTTAATATCTCATCGCCAGGTCCTTTATATGAACAATCTAATAATAAATTAGCATCTCCTAATGAGCTTGTACTAGTATTTTCTTCTGCATCTATAGCAAATCTAGAATGTTGACCATTCATAGGATACCATAATTCTAAATCTTTATAATCTATTCCTTCTGTTACAGAACTATTTCTTGTTATTATTTTTTCAGGATTTTCATAATCATATATAACATCAGATAATGACCATGGCTCTACCCACCATTGCCAATCACACATAGCACCATTATATACATTATCTGCTAAAGCACTTGAATTAGCACCTATCATTGGATATCCTGTAGATGTAGTAGCTTGAAAACCTCCAAATGCTGATGTATTTGTATGGCTAGAATCTAATTGCCCATCAATATAAATATTTAATTGGTTAGAAGATGCATCTTTATTAAATGTAATTACTATTCTATGCCATTGACCATCATTAACTACTTTAGTAGAATTGTAAATCGTAGAAGAATTAAGTTTAATATACATTACATTTGAATAAACTGCAATTCTAAGTGAATTATATATTCTACCGCCAGCTTCAAGTAATTCTCCACCATTAGATGTTTTTATCCAACAAGCAAATGTAAACTTATCTTTTGTTGAAGGTTCAAAATAAGGACCTCCTTGCATTCTAGGTTCTATATAATCACTAACTCCATCAAAATTTAAAGCAGCTCCTCCATATGATGTTAAATGATGAGGTGGTTCTGCTGTTTTTTGTGGTGCATTTCCGAATGTCCCTGCTGTACTACTTGATTTTATCATATCTGGCATAGTTACGCTCCTGAAACAGACCCATGGTTAGAACCATGTAAGTCTTGTACTTGTAATTTTTTAACTGAAATATTCTTTATAAATAGTTTTTCTCCTGCACTTAAACTTTGTATTCTAAAATACTCATCTGTCCAACCAACAGAGCTATCTGTTTCATAATAAAATTCATAGTCTGTATATTCAGTAGCAGTTACAGATGTTGATGATGCAGAAGCTTGAGTTCCTGTTACTCCAACACTCCCTGTATTAACTTTAGCTTGGAATGTCATTTTATAAGTAGAGTTAGCATCCATAGTAGTTTTTAAAGTATTGTATTTAGCATTTAAACTTGTAGCTGCATTTGTCAAATACATATCAGCGTAAGTCGTTGCCGATGTATGTGCTATAATAAATTCTCTATCTTTATCTGATGAGTATCTAATATCTAAATCGTCATCACTACCACCTTGAGCCCATATATCTGTATCTGTTTTATTTTCATCCCATAGTTCTGTAGGTAAATATTCTGCATCTAATGACCACCAAGATACAAGATTAGTTTTTTCACTATCTGTTAATTCCTCGTATGTTTTTTCTTTAATTTTTGTAATATCACCTTGAGTTAATCTTGTGTTAAATATACTAACTTGTGCTAAATTTCCTAAATAAAAATCTTCACTTGTACTACCATTAATCCCTTTACCTATAATTAAAGGTGCATCTGTATCATCTATAGCATCTGATAAATTAATAGCAGATTCAGCATCTAATACGCCATCAATATATAATTTTGATTTTTCACCTACTTTAAAAGTCCCTGCTAAATGAGCCCACACTTGAGTAGTTAATGCATTATCACTTTCAGCTCTATTATTTGCACTATAAGCAGCAGGGTTAGGTTGTACGTTCCATTTTATTGTTTCATCTGTACCCATTTGCATTTGAAATTCTCTTTTATTATTAGTAGCATTATACTTTCCAAAAAGAACCCTATCTGAACTGCCTGATGTTATTTTAGCCCACATCATAACAGTACCTTCAGTAGTAAAGGTTGCTACATCGCCTATCTCTATATAATCATCTGTTCCATCAAAACTTGCACTACCACTACCTATAGACTCTCCATATACTCTTTTGTCATTATCTTTTTTCCTTGGTGATAAAGGCGTATTATCTCCATACTTTGCAGTACTAAATGTTTGATTTGTCCCACCTGTAACTGTAGCATTTTGATTACCTGTAGAATCATTAGCATCAGACTCTAATGGGTACCATCCTTTTATATGCAACTTTTCTGTTTCTGTAAATTCTGAATATTCTTTATATCTAATATTCCTAATTTCTCCTTGTTTTAATACTCTATGCCATACCCCAAAGTTTTTCATGCTACCTAAAAATCCATTATTACCTACAGTAACTTGATTATTATTCATAAGATGCCAAGGTAAGTCTTGGTCAATAGTTTTATCTAATCCTGATATTCCTTTAGATCTATCAAGCTCTCCATCTATATAAAAATGTCTAGAACCATCTCTATCATATGTAGCTGCAAAGTGATGCCATAGCCCATCATCATTGGTAGTGCTACCACCTGAATCTAAATCATTTGCAGTAGTTCCATCATCATCCTTCATAGTACCTGTAATCCTACCGTTAGACTTTAATGATATTTTAAATCCTTTGCTTGAAGCAGATGAATCAACACAGTCAACCAGTGTAGTACCTTGTCCTGGACTTGAAGATTTAAACCAAAACATAAGACTAAAATCTTGTGTCGCACCAACTTTTAAATTAGCACTTGGTATTTCCACATTTTGATTACTTAATGAACCGTTAGTTAAACAACCTTCACCTACAGTATCCAATTTATTTCGATTGAAAAATTGATCTCCTTTTCCAAAATTAAAATACCCTCTAAGTTTATCTAATGGAATATGGGTATAGTCATTAAATAATGCTCTTGTTGCATTAACTATTGTAGCTTTTAAAGTTTTTCCTAAACTAAAACCTGTAAGCATTTATTCACTACCTAAATATGCAATTGCTACATCGTTAGCAGTCATTTTTATATTCGTCCATCTACCATATATAGTTATACCACCTGTAAATGTCTCACTATCAGTCAATGCAGTCCCTGCTGAATCATGTGTAGCTTGTACTGTATTTATATACATTTCAGGATCTACTGCTGTAAGTTTTGAAAATGCAGCAGTATCTGAAATTATAGTAATGCTTACAAATACTTGACCTGCAGGTGCTACATATGCAGTAGTTCCTGTCATTAACATACTTCCACCTTGACCTAAACCTGCGTTAGTACCTTCTTGAACTGTATATGAATATATACCTTTGTTAGCCATTTTTATCTCCTTATTATCTTATTGCACTTCTACTTGGCATAGTAGCTTTTTTACCCCATATTCTTGAGGTATCGTGCTTTTCTAATTTTTCTCTAAACATTCTCATGTAATATTCTTTAGCTTCTATATTCATTTGATCTTCAGCCATTCTTGCCTTAACATAACAAACTAAAGCCTTTGATAGATAAGTATTAATTTCTATAACATCATCTTCATTACTTAAAGGATCAATATCAGTCAATAAATACGTATTAGGTTCATGAATAATTTTATATGCTCTTATATCTGTTTGATCTGTTTCATCTACAAGTAAATTAGTAGTTTGGACTCCTTCTGTTCCTATAGGTACACTATCGCTACCTAAATTAGGATGATAAACCCTTGCATCTACTTGGATATTGTTACTAGCTATAGATGTATTTTTATTTGATTTTGATATTCTAAATATACCGTTATTTTTACCTGCACTAGCATCAGCACCACCAATTAATATATAATCACCAGCATCAAATTGATCTCCAAAACCTATAGCAGGTTGATTACCATCACCATTATATATATAATCACCAGTAGCTGCAAAATCAAAATCAGTAGTACCTGCACCAAAAACTCTATCACTTGTTTTGGTATGTGTGACTAATAACCCATAAGTAGTTGCATTTTGAATCCTATGCAATCCATTCCATTTAGAGCTATTTCTAACTAAAATATAATCTCTTGTTTTATCAGCAGTATCACCTCTTGAACCTGATGTAACAGTACTAAAGGGAGCTGCAGTCCAATCTGTAGCATTACTATTAGATGCACCTCTTGCAAATGCAACATAACCATCTACAACTGTCCATCCATTTACATAGAATTTGTTTTGATTTATAGCGTGTTGTGTCGGTATAGTATAATAAGGATTGTATGCATATTCTATTTCTAATCCCAATGAAGAATCATCACTTGGACTTTTCCAATAAGTACTACCTGTTTGTCCTACATCATTAAGACCAGGAACATCAGTAGTTTGACCTCCACCAAATCTCCAATCTTTTTCAGATATAGCAATCTTATTACCTTTTAAGAAATATGCATATTCTCTATTTTGAGCCATTAGATTAACTCCTGATCAGCGTCTTCAACAACAGGTTCACCTATCATTCTTGGAAGACTTCTATATTCATCTTTGCTATTTAAATGATTTTTACATCTTATATCTGTTATCTGAACACAATCAACAGGTATATCATAATATCTTTTATCTTTTTCTATATCAACTCTTGTTGTTGTAATATTAGTAGGAGCTAACATATTTATTTCTTCTAACCCATCTTTTATATATGCAATTACTCTTGATGTTTCTGTTGTTCCTACTCTTTCCATTAATTCTTTTACTGTCATATTAAACTCCTTAACTTACATCGTCTGCTATTGCAGCTATTTCTACCCTAACAGAAGTTGAGTTTGTATTATTAACATAACCATATTCCCCATCCATAGTAACAGATATAGCGTTTATATCAGCAAATGTAAGTGCGCTGGAACCTTTAAATGCTAACATTTCTCCTGCACCTATTATCATAGAATGATCACTATCCCATTGAGCTGTATCACCACCTATAGTGATAGCTACACCATCCGTAGGTGAACTTGAAATATTTTTTATACATATCCATCTTACCACATCTGCAGGACTAACAGACAATTGACCCCCTAAATAATCATAAGTTGCATCTATTAAAGCACTACTTGATGAGCCTACAGATTTGGATGCATATAACCATTTTTCAGATGAATTTGGTGGTTTAAAACTTAAACTACCAGTCATTCCTGATCTTGCTATATTTGAAAATATTTTAGCTGATATATTTGCTATTGCTTTATTTGCCATTATTCTTCTTCTTGCTCAGCTCTTGCATTAGCTATATTTTGGCTTAATCCAAAAGCTGTATTATATTGGTTTGAAAATGCTAAATACTTATCTGTTAAAGTTTTAATTTCTAATTGACTCTTTGTTACCTCTGCATTATACTCACTTAACCTTGCATTATGTTCAGCTATTTGCTGACCAACTTTTTCTTTAACAATTCCTGCCATTTCAGGATCGTCATTATCAATTTGAGTATCTATTTCAGCGATATCTGTAGCTAAAATAGGTTCTTCAGGCAAATTAGCCTCAAGGAAAGATATTCTAGCTAAACAAGATTCCATACAAGCATACAATACAATTAAGTATACATATTCTTGTGGAAAGTTATCAGGATTTGTAGTATCGCCATGTACTAACCCTGTATCATAATAAATTTGTGTTACAACTATATCGTTATTACCACTTCCTGAAGCAGCAGGAACACAATGTATATCATCTTCTAATTGATACCAACCAGGATTGTGTTTAGTCCTAAAATTTAAACTATCAGGGTCTGTAGCTTCATATCTTAATTCAGCAGGAATTGGAGTACAAGGTCTTAAAATTGATACACTATCATGTTCCCTCATAACAGATATAATTTGACCTGTCATTGTAACTGAAGTTGTACCATTAGTTGTAGATGAAAATCTCATCGCAAGTGAAGGATCTATTTGTATAGTTCTATTAACTACATCAACTAATCCATCTACAAGGAATTGACTTAATTCATCTTCCGTAGGTGTAGTAGAACTACTAAATGTTAGTCCTGTTTTACCAGAAACTCTTTGTTTATACGATGCCAAATTTCCTCCTCTCTAAGCCTTTGACGGGGCGTGAATGAGATTGTATTTTAATGGGTGACCCTCCCCAGAGAGCAAGAGAGCCTTCAGGGAGAGCCACACCGATTATTCGTTTAACTATTAATCGCTAAGTAATCTCAAGAAGTAATGTTACCATTAATGCTGGAGTACCACCGCCAGAAGAAGAGCCTTTTAGAAACTCTATTTTCTGACCAGCTGTAAACGAGTTATTGGTAGCAGGCGTAACACTATAAATAGTACCTGCCGCTGCACTTTGGGCTATAGTAAAAACACCACTACCCATTGCTGTACTACCATTATTTTCTAAGGTTACAGTATATGTACCACTTCCATCTTCTGCTCCTTGCAATACTAAATATGCTGTTTTTACATTACATGCATATGGAACTACTGCATAAACAGAACCAGACCCTGCTGCATTTCCTATATCTACAACCATTGTTCGATAGTCCATTTCATCAGCAGTAACTGCAACTCCATCTAACTTATTCAGCTCAGCTGCTGTTGAAGTACAACCATCTAATATATCTAACTCAGTAGTATTTAACTCAGCTAAAGCTGTAGCTTGAGCATCAGTTACTTCAGCATTAGGATTGTTAGCTATCCAATATTTGTTAGCCATAATTTATCCTCCTAACTAACTTTAGTTACTTTGCCAGGAACGAAATACTTAACCCACATATTACCAACTAAACCTGCAATACTTGCACTAGCATCGCCAGTAATATATTGAGTAGAAGTCATTGGAACAAATGTTTTACCATCAGTACCACCATTAACTCCATTAGTTGCTAAAATAGCAGCAGAGCCAACATCAACCCCATCAATCAAAGTAGCGCTAGTTGTTGTGCCATTAGCTGCAACTCCAATATCCATAGTTGCAGAACCTGTAGCAGCAGTAGTCACGTCTAAAATTACTGCCTCAACAATAATATCTTCACCTTCAGGATTAGCCCAACTTAATCCATGATCACCAGCAGCATGACTCGTAGCTGTAACAGCATTCCCTCCATTAATAGCAATTTTAGCTATCTTAGGCTGATAATCAACATGTTCATCAGCTTTATTTTGTCCGTACATAGGATTAGCCATTATTCATTCCTCCTTTATGAAGTTGTCCATACAGCGTGTGCCTCAGGCATTTCCCACTGCATACCAGCTTCAGTTAATATTTGATCTACTCTACGATCGACCCCAGAGTTCTCTAATGTTTGAACTCCTACGTAGACTGATGTATCTCTATTGATACCATTACCAACAAGTGGTCTATATTTACAATGGTTCATATTGATACCAAGCATTTGAACGTTAGTACCATCTAAATGAACATTTCTAACTACATTCATATCACCATAAGGTGTAGTAATGTTAGTTGAGTTTAGACCTAATACTTTCTTTTTACCCATTACAGCAAAGTCAGCATTAAAGTTAGTTGATAACTCAAGATTGTTTGAGAAATATCCACCTAATTTATGTAACCAATTCCATACAGCAGTACTGCAGAAAAATACATTAGCTTTACTAGCATTGTATCTTGGATCTAAATAAGCTGATAAATCATCAAGAAAACTATCTTGTGTTTTAGTAGCAATAGGTAATGTAAATGCATTACCGTAAGTTGAAATAAAATCAACTGCACCTTGTGTATAAGGAGTGCTACCATCAGTATATTGTCTACCAAACAATAATGATTGTTCAATATCCCATTTATGTTCAATTAACTTTTCTTTCCAAATACGAGCCCACTCATTGCCTTCATACTTTAGAACTGTTGCTCTATCAGTATTATTCATAGCCATTGTGGTTTTCCATATTTGTGTTTGTCCATAACCTGTGCTGAATGGTTGATCATCCCAAGTTTCAGGATACCCTGACCCTGCTTGAAAAGCTGATCCAACTATATAAGCTCTGTATGGTTCTAATGATTCTTGCGAAGGATAAGCAGCAGCACTACTTACACCTGCAATTGTATGGTCTAAAGTAAATACATTACTTGCATCAACTCCAGAAGGCTTAACAATTTTACCTGTTACATGAACGTAATTCCCACTATCAACAACGCTTGATATAGATACTAATTGATATCCATCAGAAGTAGTTGCACCTGCAGTTGTACTAGTATTTACTTTCATTACTTGACCAGGTATTAAGAAGCCAGGCTTAGCTTGTGAACCAACATTTTCATATATTGTCGATGTTTGACCATATACATTTTGAAGATTACCACTAGCACCTATATCTGTATACACTTTAAAATAAGTTGTGCTTCCTAATGTGTTATTTGTATAGCTTGAACCTGTATCTACGTCTGTATCAAAGTTTGAACCACCTTTAGCTATATAAACGTATCTTTTATGAAATGAGTGTCTTCGTTCTGTGAACTTAAAACTTGGATCATCAGTCGGAGATTTTGCTACTTTAGAAACAAATCTAAAGAACGGATCTTGAGCTATTGAAAGCTCAGAAACTTTATCACCAAAGTTATATTTTCTACGAAGAACACCAGTATTTAGATTATCACCATCACGTACAGTACCAGATCCACTACCAGCGGACTGATCACTTACTGTACCGATATTTAATATATCTGACATATTGTTCCTCTATTTTCTACCATTCCTCAACTGTACATTGTACCTTCGGTTTGGTTATTAAGTTCGATTAAATTTAAATTTTTATCCGAACAGGTTATCTAATCCCTCATCAAGACCAAGTATTGATTCAAATAATTTATCATCTTGGCTTTTTGAGACCTTTGTGCTATTTGCACTACTTTGGCTAGTTGGGATTTCTCTAACATTTTTCATTTGCTTAATCATATCACTTTTAGCTGCATTAGCTACATTTGCATTGTTTTTATCTCTATTCATGAGATACATAATGTCTCTATAGTTAATACCTTTATTGCCATAATACTCTTTAGCATCTTGAACAAAGTTTTGAAAATCCTCTTTACTCATGTTATGTTCTTTCATTAAGGCTTCAGCTTCTTGTTTAGCTTGAATTTGTTGACCAGTCTTTCTAGCCTGGGCTCTTTCAGCTTCAACAACTCTACTAATACCTTCTTGAACTTTTCTATTAACAATAGAATCAATAACTTTTCTTGAGTCAGAATCTTCGTTATTAACCATTTCATCAGCATCAAATTCAAAGTCCTCGTCAAGCTTTAATTGTTCCTTGACATTTGTTGGAACTTTTCCTCCACCTTCAAAATAGTCTCTAACATAATCAACTAAACCACTATCGTTTTTCATCGCTTCTAATACAGGAACGAAAGGTTTGAGGTTATCTAACTCAGCTTTCATTCTTTGTGCTTCACGACTTGAATCACTATACCTTTTTTTGTAATCAACTTCAGGTTCTTGTGATTCCTCGACTTTAGCGCCAGCATCTATGGGGCTCTCTTCTTGAGAGGTTACCTGTTCTGGTTCACTTACGTCATCTTGTATTACACCATTAACTTCGTCATCCAGTGCATCAAAAAAAGCGTCAGGGGAGCCAAATACAGCATCTTCTGCAGTTTCCTGCGCTACTTCATTTGGGTTACCTTCTGTTACTTCATTCATAATAAATATTCCTTTTTTTCATATTTATGAGGTTAATCTACGAACCACCCTTGTCTTTCTGCAAGTTGTTTAGACGTAAACTACTATCTTTTATTTTGTACTCGGTTTCAGACTTTTCTTTGTTTCGTAGGTTTCTTTGTTGAGCTTTTGTTTCTAGCTCCTCTTTGTATATGTTGGACTTAGAATCTTGTACCTGTTTAGATACTTCAACTGAGCCTTGCATAACCTTGTTTTTAATACCAGCTTGAACAAGTTGTCTTTCGAGTGTTTCAATAGTTCCATCCCTATCTTTCATTCCACTTTCAAGATCTGATATTTTGCCTTTTAATTGAGAGTATAGTGATTGTCTTTTGGCTATTAAGTCTTTATTCTTAATATCTGTTTCAGCCAATACAGCAATATCATCAACAACTCCTAATTGCATTAATTGTTTTAATTCTTCTAAATAAGCCCATCTATTAACAGGTAATGTAGAGCCAGCTATTATTCTTACATCAAATTTAGCAGCTGCATAATCTTTCCATTTACCTATTGCTTCACCCATATTGTTATATATAGGAATATTAATTTCTATTTCTTTCTCTTCTTGAATAGCATTTGGTTGTACAATTCTAAATACTTTATTAGCAGTATACACAGCTTGAGAATATTGTTTTACCAATTCTCCTGTTTGTTTTAATGCTGGCTCAATAGAATTTTTTAACCAATACTTTATCCTTCTTGTACCATATTCATCCATAGCTAACATACCTCTGTAAGGCATATCAGAAGATGAACCTGTATCACCTTGCATTGAACTATATATACCTGCAAGATATTCCATATCGCCCTTTCCTTCTTGAACAATACCGAAGAAAGCATTATTTAATTGGAATGGCAAAACTGGTTGTGGTGGATCAAAGCCAGGTCGCTTAGGCAATAAAGCTCCTGGTGCTGAAGAGTATCTTTCCCAATAATCGGTATCTATTGCACCTTCTTCATATATCCACCTAAGACTTGATCCTAAGGATGCATTGTGTACCATAAGTTGATGAGCCTTATTTAATTCTCTTTGCTTACCTATTAAAGGACTAACTGCACTCATCGGATAAGGAGTCCCTGTCCATTTATAATGGAATGGTATAATAGGATATTCTGAAACAGGCAATACTTTAGAATAAATAGTTGTATCACCTATAACACAAGATAACTTAACTCTTGTTTTATGGAATCTTATAGCATCTACTAAATTTTCCATAAAATCTTGACCTTTAGAAAGTATCTTAAATTCTTTTTCAGTTATTATAGTATTTTCTACCTTAGTAGCTTCAGCTTGTAACTTACTCATAAATTCTTGTTCTGCTGACATTAATTGATCTTGCATCATCTTTTGAGCTTTCTGCATTTCAAGTTCATATCTTTCAGGTAACATCTTACCTTCTTCAACAGCAGCTTTCATTTGCTTTTCTTGTTCCATTAATTGAACCATAAGCTCACGTTGCATTTCTTGTAATTGCACTTGAACTTGTTGAGTAATCTCTTTTAACATTGTTTCATCAGGTGGGATTCTATAAAAAACATTCATATATGGTACTTTATGCTTTTCATATAATTCCATATAATCTATAAGTTTATCTTTATCGTTAACTTCTTCTGTATCTATATCTTTATAATGAAAGTCATGTTGCTCATTATCATATGATTTTTGACTATAAGAAGAATCAGTTTCATAACTTGAAGATGCATTCTTAATCTTTCTTTTATAATCAGGGTATATTGACATTAAATGAGACTTAGGTAATATTTTTCTTACCATAATAAAAGCAGCGTCTCTAAATAATGAATCTCTACTTTTAGGATCTATATAAACATCAAAGGGATCAGGTTGTTGTATAACAACATCTCCCATACCTTGATCGCTATCAGGATCAACTGTAACTAAAAGAAAACCCATAGATTTTGTTACAGAGTCATTAACAGCATTAGATAATAATGTATTCCCATTTGATCCATACCATACATAATCAGCTATATCAGAAAACACACTTGCAACTTCAGTATCAGAACCTTCAGCCCCTACTGCCTGCCATCTTGGTTGATTTGCAGTTGCATAAAAATTTAACATTTCAACTACAGGAACTATTCTATTAATAGTAAATGTAGGCATACCTTGCTCTTCTAAGGCATTCTTTTCAGCTGCACTTAATTGATTATCATTAGCAAAGTCGTACCCTTTTTGATTTATAAATTCCCATTGAACTCTTTCATCAGCTTGACTAACCTTATCATAATAATCTTTAGCTTTTGAAGCTATTTTATCCATTTTTTTCGCCATTATTTATCACCTAATTTTTTTATTATTTTTCCTACTAATATTTTGCCTAAATATAAAATTATAATTACACTTGTAACAGAAAAAACATCAGTAAAATGATTACCTGAATCACTTCTAATAGAACCCATAGGAGTTTCTATTGCAAACTCTCTATGATCCATCAAGCTATTACCCAACTCTTAACCATAGGTTTCTTTTTCTTGTGTTTCTTTCCTTCCTCAGAAATGATACCTTGAGGAGGGGATGCATATTTACAAGCATATGCTAATGCATCTATCGTATCATCGTGTCCCATACGAGGACCAAATGTAGTTATTTCTCTATGCAAGTCATAATGTTCTTTTTTAATATATATTTGACCTACACTAAATCTTTGTGCTAATACTCCCTGTATTCTATCTCTCTTTGACATTCTTGTGCCAGGCTTTTCTTCTTTAAATTTAACTGTAAAATCATTACGCCTCATCATCTCAGCCCTTAATGCTTGAAAGATTGGTCTCGACATAGTTGTTTCTTCAATAGTGAATAAGGAAGGGTGATACATTGAATTGTAATCAAAAATATAATCAACAATACCTCTCTGAGAGTTACCTGGGATTCCAAGCACTGGCAAAGCCCTATTACGTATATAATCAAGGACATAGATATTATTAAAATCATCAACAGCAACAGCAAGTAAAACAGAAAAGTCACTATCTCTACGAGCAATATCTGTAGCAGGATCAACCCCAACGAATACATTGCAAGGTCTAATGTCGCCATCCACAACAACAAAGGAGATATCAGATTCCTCGTCATACATAAATGAACCATCCCAGTATTTAATGTGATCCCTAGTGAATACAGAATCATCCTCATTTTGAACCTCCATCATATATTCTTGATAAAATTTAGAAGGTTGTCCTGAATCAGCATAGAACTTCTTTTTACGTTCCATCTCTTTCTTGCCAAACCAACTACCCCAAAGCATAGTACCGTCTTTTTCAATCGCTTTTTTTAGGATAATTTTCCAAGAAAAATCTTCGTTTTGTTTTTTAGATCTTTCGTAATTAATGATAAGATTATTAATAAAACTGTCAAAATGAACAGGAGTTCCATTAATTCTTAATCTTCCTGTTTTAGGTTCTAATGCAGGGAAAACAACAGCAGTAATAAGGTTTGAGTTCTTAGCTCTTGCATCAGGTGTTATAGTATTATTTTCATCTTCAAAATCATCTAATATAATTAAATCATATCTTTTATGCAATTTAGCACCACCACGAATACCTGATATATTTGACTTACTAATAAGCTTACAACCATTAGAAAGTTCTACATCAGACTCAGTCCATTTAGGACCTTTTAAATCTCCAAAATAATATCGGATTCTTTCATTAAACTCTATGTGGTATTTAATATAATCCATATTACCTGTAGCTAATTTAGCTGTAGCAGATACCCATCCATAAAATAAAGGCTCTGGCGAAAAACAAAATTGATGCATTATATCACACTTAGTTAGTACAGTTTTACCATGACCCCTAGGCAATATAATAGCAACTTGTCGTTGTTCTAAATCAGATATAGTATCAGCAAGTTCGTAATGAAAAGGCGGCGTTTCACTTCTTCTAAAATCATCAGGAAGAAACAATTTACCAAATGCAATTAAATCCTTTTTTGCTAATGCTAGAGCCTCATTTGCTTTGCTAACATTATGTTTGTTAATATTAGCCACTATTTACTTCTTTTTAACCTTCTTACCTTTAACTGGTGGTCTACCTCTTTTTTTACCATACGTACCTTTACCCATTGGCATAATGTTATTCTCCTAGTTTATTTCTTTCTGCTGTTTCTAATTCATTACCTGAAAAGCCTTGGAAGGCAACTCCTGTAATTTGTTGTACTTTAGCAGCGTTTTTATCTTCTAAATCTAATATATCACTAAGTTTAAATAGTGCTTTTAATCTTGTATCAGGCTTATCTGCTGTTTCAGCTTCATGCTTTATACCTGCTAAAACTTGTTCTTCAGATATACCTAACTTATCTAATACTGGCTTTAACTCTTCTTTCACAGCTTTCATTACCCTTTCTGTCTTTACTAATTGTACTGACTTCATTTTTGCATATGCAGGATTATTAGTTGGAAACGCTTTTATATATGCTTCTTGTGGTTGTAACCCTGCTGCTAAATATTGCACAAATAGTCTCTCATTAGTAGTTAATTTATTTCTTGATATAACAGTCTGTTCATGCTTATCATAACCACCAAAAGAGTATCTATTAAGTCTTGGTTGAGTATCCATCTCTACATTAGGCATACATATAAAAGTACCTGTACAAGTACCTATATAATCTCTCGTGCCATTCATTCTCATCATACTCCCTCTTCTTAAAACTTGTATAACACACCCATCATCTGATTTAACCCAAGCCCCCACATCCCCATTCCTCCAATTCTCTATCACCTGAACTTCAGGAGGAACTTCCTTTAAATCGTCATATACCGTATGTTCTATTTTATTAACTTTATAATGTCTCATGCATCTCCTATATCATGCATTATTGGTATCCATGATATTGCCTCTTTATCCCAATACTCTGTTAAATCTACATCTCCGACAGAAAACCATCTGTCATCACTATCTATATATTCTTCATATTCAACAATTTCTTCTGTCTCATCATCGTAAGTAATTGTTAGTGTATAAGTTTTCTCAGGCATACTAACCTCCTATCTTTGTATGGAAACGATCCCCCCTTTAGGGGTTAGGGATCGGTGGAATTAACTCTAGCCGTAACTAGATGGTATTCCAGCTCTGAGCCTAAAAAACATAAATTTAGAATTTCCACAAAGACCAGCATTCGAGTGCCCATATCATAAGCTTTATATCTAAACAATTTGTGTAGCTATTGGGGACATCTCAGTTAACTATCTTGATAACCTACAACCCAACTTCTGACCCTACCAGCAGAACGATTCTCACGTGTACTTTAAGGGTGGTCAAGCTAACGCTTGGCTACAATGCAAATATACTAAATAATAGTATTACGAAACAAACTCGTTTAGGGTAGTTTCAAAAATTGTAGGATTTTGATATATGGGGATATTTATAAGGTATACCCCCTTGATAGCTTTTTTGCTATATGATTTTAGTTATTTTTCATTTAAAATAGAAAGGAAAACAATGAAACTTATTAAAATGTTTTTAACGATTACTGCAAAGGGTGCTTTAGCTTATACAACAACTCAAGCACAAACTGTTACAGGGAAAATGGGTTCAATGAGATTGGTTACTTACAATCGCAACGAGACTCAATCTGATACATCCACTTGGTTATATACTGATTACCAAGCTGATGATTATCAAACTCTTGTTGACGCTGGCTACTCAATAGCCTTTGTAGATTCTTCATCAGGTTCTTACTATTCACAAGAAGAATTGAACGAGCTTGATTCAAATGATTATACAATCGTATCTTCATCCAAACCTGTAGACAACTTCGTCTCATAGTTTTACCCTCTCACGAGGGATTGTACAGATAAAGTAAGACACGTCATATAACACACAGATAAGCTGAGTCTACTGATTTAGCTTGTCTGATGTGTATATTTTCACCACTAATTAGGAGTTATATATGTTAAGCCACACTTGTAATAATATCCATTGTACCCTTCATCCTACTACTCAGGAGCCAGGTTACAAACCATCAGATAATGATTACTTTAATGTAACAAGTGAAGGTTTATGTATGTATTGTAATGCTATCAAACATCACGAAGGTTATGGTCATGTTAAGATAGAATACAACAATGTATGTGGATGTGGAACACCAATCATCACAGGATTTGAGATGTGTTGGGACTGCAATCACGATGTGCATGGTTGTGATACTTGTAACTCTAACCAATAGGAGGAATCAAATTGAATAAAATAACAGAAAGAATTTTAAAAGTATTAAAAAGTATAGACTATAAATTTGGTAAAGATACTAATGATGAAGAAAAATTAGTAGCCTTTAATGAGTCATCAGTTGCCAATCAAACTATCTATGTGCTGCACCAAGATAAAGAGAGCTTACAAGCTAATCTTGATGAGTTAAATGATATATTAAATGAAACAAGAAAGTATGATGCAAGGCATATGAACCTTATAGATTATATAAAACTTAAACTAAGAGGATAGCTATGAAATATCGTAAAGAATGTGTAGAATGTTATGATTTTGATCCACAATATGTTAATAGTTCTGGTTATCCTATTTGTAAGCAATGCCTTGAAATAGAAGAAAGCTATCATAGTAATGTGTTATTAGATACTGGCTATTATTGTAAAACTAGTGGTTATGACGATAGATTCAATGCTGATAAGGGTAAGTTCAAGCCTATGAGTTTAAGTACGTATAACAAGTATGAATGGGACTATTATGATAGCTCTGAACAGCCTATTGGTATTGGTGAATGGGGAATAGTATTAGATGATAACGGATCAACACCATTCTATATGATTATATGTAATGATGACGGTGATTATACTGTTATAGATATGTACTTAGTACGTAAACGATTAGTGGAGTTGGAGGGAGAGTCTCACTACCTTCCTGATTGGCTCAAAGAGGTGAAAGAGCCAAAAGAATAATTGTGGTGAGTAAGTGTGTGTGAACACGCTCAAATAGGTTGAGGGTATTTCCTCGTATCCTCAGCCTATATTTTTATTAAGCCAATAACTAATCCTATAAGTCTTATACTTTCGGTGATTTGTAACTGTAACAAGTGAAAACTCATTGTATAGGCATGTAAGTCCTTGTAAAGATTCCAAGTTCGGACTCGGTTAAGGCAAAGGAATATGTGAGGCTAAAATGAGAGTGAGGTGGTTACAATAAAATCCTTAATGACCTGTTATTGTTGGTACAGCTCTCATAAATTTAATTAACTAAAGGAGAAACTATCATGAATGAAAGAACATTCACTAACAATGAAGAGATAGATGAGAATAAAAGACATCAAATCCTTCCAATAAGAAGTACTATAGCTAAAGAAATATTTGAAGCCGAAGCAAGGTTTAATGTAAAGGTTGTTGCTATAGCCTTTCGTCAAAAAGATTCAGGTAAGCCTGATTACAATGTTGAATTAATAATAGATGATGGTGGTAGCTATGAGTGATGCTATGTATGATTTAATATATCTAATAGATATGGTATCAAGTATGATATTTCATATAAGTATAGCTATTTGTGTAATAATTATAACTTGGAGGAAAATATAATGCTACTATGCAGATGGTGTAAAAGAACAATAGCCAATGCAGGTAATCCACAAATTATATATTCTGATTGTAACGACTGTAGAAACTCACACAATAAGAGGAAGGAACAATATGGCAGAGTTGGCAAAATTCCCAAAAAAAGGGAAATCAAATAAAGTAAAAGAAAAGAAACTCACTACACATGATAGACGTATGAAATCTATTAAACTATTAAATGGTAAGTATAATGGTTGGTGGATATATCAATACGCTATGAATGAGTTTAGTTTAATGAGAAAAAAGAACAGGAGATAGTAATATGAGCAAAGTGTTTGATCACATGAATGATAAAGCTATGTTCGATGTTGTGCCTACAATGGGTGAGGTAGAATACGAACTAAGTGTAGAAAAAGACCTTAAAGAAGCTGAGGATCTATTAAAAAAGATAGAAGCTAATAGTAATCCAGCTTACATAAAGGAATTAGTAGATAAATATTTCAAAAACAAAGAAGAGGAGAAGTAATGGGATTTGATTTAAGTGGTATTAAACCAACATCAGAAGAAGGACACTATTTTAGAGCAAATGTATGGTATTGGAGACCTATATGGGCTTTTGTTAAACAACAATTCCCTGATTTGTTAACACAAGAACAAATAGAAGGTGGTGAATATAATAGTGGTACTGTAGTTGATGCTAAACAAGCTATTAAAATAGGCAATTATATAATTGACAATGTTACTGAAATAGCTGCAGGTATTGATGATTATGAAAAGCGAAGAAAAGCAGATAAAGAAAAAGATCCTGACAACTTTGGTGCAAGTTATCCTATGAACTTGGAATTGATGTTAGAATTTGCTTCATTCTGTAAGAACTCAGGAGGATTTGAGATATGGTAAGCGTAAGAGATGATTGGACTAATCTTGCTCAAAGCTTATTGCAAGGTAGAAGAATAGTAAGGGTAGAATACATGAGTGATTTAGAAGCCCAAGAAAATATGTGGTATAAAGTACCTATTACATTAGTATTAGACAATGATACTAGAATTATAGTATCTATGGATGATGAATGTAATGACGGTGGATCTCTTATAGCTAAAAATATAGATGGAAGAGAATATATTATACCTGTATTAAGAATAAACGAATAAAATACATAGAAAGGAATGTATGGAAAACTTTAATAAGAAAATAAGTGAAAGAATAGGCAACATAAATGCTATGTTAAGTACTCTTGACGCTGTATGTAAACATTTAGAAGAGACTAAATTGTTTTTATCAGAATTATATTTAGATGAAGACAATAAAGTTGCTGAAAAGATAGATGTTAAAGAATTAAAAGAAGCGTTAGAAGGTGCTTATGAGTTTTTAGAATCTATTAAAAGCTCAGCAGATGAAGTATCTTATTCTATAGACACCTCAAGAGATGAAGTAGATGGAGTAAGATTTTCTTGCGATGATATGTCTGTTGCTTTAGATAATATAAAGAACAAATTGGAAGGAATATCCAATGAAAAGTAGTATATTATATACCCTTATTTTTAACAAAAAACACAAGAAAGGAGTTTTATGAAAACACTTTATGTCGATTTAGAAAATGGATATAAAAGTCTTGGTAGTGCTGAAGACATTAAAAAGATGTTTGGATACAACCATCTGTCATTTGAGACTTTCACAGACTTTGGTTCATTTGTCAAACAATTATGGACTCGTCAACAAGTAGAGAAAGTAATTGATATTGATGGAGTAAAAGTAAAACAAAAATCCTGGGAAGTCAAACCAGTTGCTGGTACATCAGTAGAATGCCTTGCCATAGACACAGGTAGTGAAATGGCTAAAAAGTATGTAAGAGAACTAAAAGGCAATAATGATACCTTAAAACTACAACAATGGGGGAAACTAAAAGATAAATTAGATAGTTTCTTTTCTTTTATAAACTCTATACCAAGTAGTTTAATAGTTAACTGCCACAGTAAATCTGAAATGGATAGTGAAAACGGAGTAATCCGTATGCTACCATATATTGAGGGTTCTACTAAAGTGGATGTAGGTAAATGGTTTGATTTTGTTCTTTATACTAAAGTTGTAAAGAGAAAAGGTGGTGACAGAGAATATGTTTGGGTAACAGCAAGAGACGAACATTATTGTCATGCAAAAGATAGAAGCCAATTATTAGATAGTGAAACCCCTCAAAATTATCAAACATTAATAGATGTTGCTAAGAAAAAAGGATGGGATTCATTTAAAGTATTAGTAATTGGAGAACCTGGCAGTGGTAAAACACTAAGCCTTAAAACACTAAAGAAAGGAGCCTAATATGGCACTTGTATTATCAGAAAGTAAAACAGCTTCATTTTCAACAGGTTGGAAACAAGCTAAAATAATCAAATGCAAAACAGGAGATTATAATGGTACTAAATTCTACGATATGTGGTTTGAAGGATTACCTGAGAACATGAATTGCAGAGTATGGGAAACTAGAAACAAAGACGGAGAAGAGTTTAGTATAGCTAACTTAATTCGTTATTCTAATCCTGATATTATTGAAGAAATGGATAACAATAATGGGTCTAATGTAGTTAAAGTAGACGATTCACCTTCTTCATTAGTAGGTAAAGAGTTATTAATCTATATCTTTAGAAATGATGAAGGATATGGTAGAATATCTCAAAAAGTAGTACCTGCTAAACCATTTAAGAATGCTATCAATGATATTAATGAAAATACTATTGAAGCAATGAAAGCATCAACTGAGAAATGGGAAAACTCAAAGCTTAGTAATGCTAATGGTGTAGTAAATGATAGTTCTGAAACTGCAGAGATGCCGTTTTAATTAATCTGAACTAAATATATCCCTGTTATAGTAGTTTATTGAATCATATAAGCTTTTGGATAAGCTTGGTGACTAGATATTATCTTTCTGACCGAAGACTATAGCAGGGATATTTCATATTAGAAAGGAAAACCTGTGACAATAAAAACCCACATTATAAATTATCTTACATTTTTAAATCAAGTAGGTATAGAAGAGTTTAAAACATCTGATATACAAAACTTATCTGAACGATCTGTTAAGTTTGCTAAAGGATCAGGAAGAAGAAGGTTAGGCTCACCGTCAACATACGAGAGAACTTTCAGACAATTAAGACAAGACAATAAAATAATTATAGAGAGAAAGCGAGGAATAAAAAATGAAGCAGAAGCAACCTGGATCATCAAAGAAATTAAATAGTATAATAAATCCTTTAATAAATATAGTTGATATGTATTTAGATGAAGAACAAACCCATTATGAGGAATCTGTTGCTATGAATAAATTTAAAAATGATGGTGAAAAAAATCACATATTTCACGATTTATTATCTGTATCTCATTGGATTAAAGAAAACCATACAATGAAGGAGATAAAATGATTAGAGAATTTGCCTTTGGTTTTGCTAATAGACATTATTTCCAAGATAGTAACAATGCAGTAAAATGGGAATGTGTAGCTAAAGATACATTTATTAGTTTATTTGCTTATGATACAGATGTAGAATTATACTTTGAAGATAATAAAACATTAGCAGGGTATGATGGACTAATATATATGCCTAAAGAGTTTTTATTAGATGTAGATGGTAAAAACATAGAAGATGCACAAAAGAAAACACTATCATTAGTAAGTTTACTTAAAAAGAAAGGTATACCTATAAATATATACTTTTCTGGTAGAGGATTTCATGTTGGTATCCCTGATAAAGCATTTAAATGGAAACCATGCTCTGATTTGCATCTAAAAGTAAAAGATGAATTAAAATCTCATGGTATATTTCAATATGCTGATCCTTCAGTAACAGATAAAACAAGGATAATACGCCTTAATAATACTCTTAATTCTAAATCAAGATTATGGAAAGTAAGAATAACTGAGACAGAATTAACAACATCAAGTGGTTTGCAAATAGAATTACTTGCTAAAAAACCAAGAACTGATGTTAAACCTGTACCATTTGAAGATTGTAATCCTGTATTTGATGTAATGGTTAGAGAAACTAAAAAATCTACTGTTAAATATCAAGCTGAAGTAGGTATGAATCCTGATCCTGTAAACTTTCCCTGTATACAAAGTATGCTAGAAGGTGTATCATATGGAGGTAGACATGCTACAGCATTAAGAATAGCTTCTTGGATGAGATGGTTATATCCTGAAAATGTAGTAAGACTAATAATGGAAGATTGGAGACAAAGAGTTGATAATCCTGATCATCCATTAAAGAAACCTGAGATAGATAAAATAGTTACTGATTGCTATAAAGGACACAATGGACAAGGATATAGATATGGTTGTAAAGACCTTATTATGGATAAACATTGTAAATCTTCATGCAAATTATATAAATCTAAAAAGTCTCAATCATTAATGGATGCAAGTCAGATGGAACAAGATTTTATTAACTTTTTATCATCAGATGTAAAACCTTTAAATCTTGGTTCATTATATGGTGAAGACCTTCCTATATATCCTGGTGAATTGGTAGTATTACAAGCACCACCTAAAACTATGAAAACTATGTTAATACAGAATTGGGTAAATGCTTTTAAGAAACCAACATACTTTCTTGAATTAGAAATGAGTCCAAGACAAATATGGACAAGATTTATAATGATAGAAAAAGGATGGAGTGAAGATGATATAAGGAAACATTATCTTGAAACATCTAATGGTATATCTAATCTATTTCAATGGTTACATGTTGATTATGCACCATGTTATCCTGTAGAATTAGAGAAAAGAATAGCTATGTTACCTGTAAAACCTGAAATAGTAGTAGTAGATCATATGGGTTTAATGCTTAGTAAACATAGAGACTTAAATATGAAGATGGAAGAAGTAGCAGGTGCTTTAACTGAACTTGCTATTAAACATAATATAATAGTCTTTACTGTTTCTGAGATAACTAAACAAGCTATGTCAGAAGGAATTAATATTGCTTCATCAAGAGGTTCTTTTAGAATTGCTTACAATGCAAGTAAAGTATTTGCACTAACATCTAAAAAAGATCTTCAAGGTAATATTAACCATTTAATGCTAAAAACAGTAGCAAATAGAGAAAGTGGTACACTAAACAAGATGTTAACTCTTGATAATGTACGTATTAAAGCAATGAACAATAAAGTAACAACGGAGGATTTCTAATGAGTAATAAAAGATCATTTTTAGATATATCAAGCGATATAACCGAAACAAAAGCTGATTTTTGGTTATCAGAACAAGAAATAGATGAAAAACTATCTGTTTTATATGATGAATTAGCTGATAAAGAGAATGGAGTCTATTGGTATTATAAGAATTTAGACAAAACTATAGAGTTAGCTACTGATTATAAGAAACAAATGGATGATAAAATCAAAAAGCTCAAGTATACACAAAAGAAACTAAAAAGCTTAGTAGTCGATACATATACTGGCTTTGATGAGCTTCCTAAGACTGATGAGTTTAATCCATTAAAGATATTTAAATCAGCATCTGTAGAAGTGATAGATGAACTTGTTATACCTTCTGAATACTTTATAAAGGTAGAAACATTAAAACTAGATAAAAAGAGGATTCTTGCTGACTTAAAAGAAGGCAAAGAAATACCTGGTTGTGAATTAAAATACAAGCCCTATGTAAAAGGCTTAAAATAAGAAAGGAAAAACATGCAACAAATACTTAAAAACTCAAACCCTTATGCTCCTATAAGAAAAGTACCATTAGATTATAACGGTATACAATCATCAGCATATTCTATACAATTAGAAGATTGGTGTAAAGTAGGAACAGATATACATGGTGAACCTGAATATGGAACTAAATGGTTAGAAAAAGGTGTCGTAAGTGGTAATTATTTATTAATACCTAACCAAGAAGTAAAAGAAATGGGTGAAGCTATTGCAAGAGAATCAAACCATAAATGGATAGAAAATAAAACATTCTTTAATGGTAAGCAATTTATGTATTCTATGACTACTGAACAAGCTATAGGTGAATGCGCAGGTGAAGGAGAAAATATAAGTCTTGGCTTTGCTATGTGGAATAGTTATGATGGTTCAAGAGCTTTATCATTTGAACTATTCTTAAATAGATTAGTCTGTATGAATGGTATGGTTACTAAAAAATACTTTGATTCATATAGATTTAAACATGATCCTACATCAAGTGATTGGCAAGAAGATTTAGATAAAGTATGCACACTAATTAGTGAAGTACCTTACTTACATTATCTTGAAACATTTGATCATTTATCAGCAACAGGAGAGCTTAACTCTCATACATTAGGTAAAATAAGAAATAAATACTTACCTAAAGTCCCTGTTAGTACATGGGGTAAGATTATGGATAAATTCTTATGCGAAGGAGAATATAATAAGCATAGAGGGTGGGATTTATTAAATGCATCTACTAATATATTATGGCATAACAAGAAACAAACTATGGCTGATTTTAATATGAATGGCTATATTGTTCAAGGAATGTGCGATTATATAGAAGATCAATATAATAACTAGTGATATCCTAAAGAGTACCTTGCTAATTCTATTTGGTTTTAGCAGGGTACTTACCTTATATTTGGTAAATGACTGTTCGTTATATTGGCAAATTTTACAACAAATGTGAAATGTGTAGTAAATATACAGCACAGCAATATGAGTTTACACCACATAAAGCTATTATTCAATTATTGCCTGATAAAGATCAAAAGCCCATGAAGATATGTACAACATGTGCTAAGAGGGAATCAACAAAAATTGAATGGAGCGAAATAAAGAGGAAATAATATGCTATTTAATTGGGAAATTAGAAAGGTATATGAGGATATGATAGTTGAATATCAAGATAAAATAGGTGAAAGAACTGAATTTGGTGTTATTATAACAGAAGATTTCATAGAAACACTAAGAAAAAGATTAAGACAATTAAGCATAAGAAAGAGCTGGTTACTAGATGTCCAAAACAACTAAAATACCCCCATCATACAAAAGAAAAATACTAGACTTAGAAGTAGAATTAGCTAAGTTAAAAGTAGAATTAAAATTTTATAAAAACGAACTACAATTATGCAAGGAGGAAAAACGTGCCAAAGAGCAAAGTAAAAGCTGAAGTAAAACAAGATCATAGTTTAGAAATACATGAGCTAAATATGAGACTTGAAAATCTTGAAGATAAAATAAAGAAAATATATAAGCAAATAGGTGGATATTATCATTATGATATCTCAGATATTGAAGATAAGTTACAAAAAGTATTAAACCGTATGGGATTATAATTTATCGATAGGGGGACACGCACACGCCAAAAAAGTATAGCAACTTTCCAAAATACCTCGTCCCCCTTCCTTCCACACTAAATAGAAAGGATTAGTAGTGAAAAAATCAGGGAAAAAACCAACAACTAAAGAAATAGTATTAAGAATCTACGATATAGAAGTAGGTTTAAATCAATTGCATGGAATGATTAATCATATGCGAGGAGTATTTGACAGTTATCTAGAGATGAAAAAAGATATAGATAAATTTAACAAGTATATGACTAAAAAGATGGAGGAGCATAAAAATGATACATCAAGGAAACAGCCTGACGATATTAAAGTCGTTAAAAAGTGAAAGTATTGATTGTTGTGTTACTTCTCCACCTTATTGGGGTTTAAGAGATTATGGATTACCTAAATCATTATGGGGAGGAGATCCTAATTGTAATCACGAATGGGAATCTAAAGTTCTTAAAAGAGATTCAGGTAAAAATACAGGATTAGATGTAAAATGGCATAGACCTTCAAGAGCAAGTATACCTGAAGACAATGAAAGCAAACTATGTATTAAATGTGGTGGATGGTGGGGATGTTTAGGATTAGAACCAACTCATCTAATGTTTGTAGAAAATCTTAATCTTATATTTGAAGAAATAAGGAGAGTATTAAAGCCTGATGGAACTTGTTGGGTTAATTTAGGAGATACTTACGTAGGTGGTGGTAGAGGTGGTAAAACAGGGACTGAAACAGGGAACTCATTAGATAGATCAAGATCAGATAATGGAACAAAGTGGGGACCTCCTACAGGAAAAGTAGAAGGACTAAAACCTAAAGACTTAGTTGGTATACCTTGGAGATTTGCATTAAAGTGTCAAGACTCAGGTTGGTATTTAAGATCAGATATTATATGGCATAAGGGAAATCCAATGCCTGAGAGTGTTACAGACAGACCATCTAAATCGCATGAATATATATTCTTACTTACTAAATCAAGAAAGTATTTTTACGATTCAAAAGCAGTAGAAGTACCAACAATTGAAAAATCAGAAGGTAAAGTAGTATACAAAAATAGAAGAAGTATTTGGAAAATTAACATTAAACCTGTTAAAGAAGCACACTTTGCAACATACCCTGAAGAGATACCTGAATTATGTATCAAAGCAGGTTGTAAAGAAGGTGGAACAGTATTAGATCCATTCTTTGGATCAGGAACAACAGGAAGAGTAGCAGAAAGGTTAGGTAAAAAATGGATAGGAATAGAAATGAATCCAGAGTATGTAAAGATAGCGAAACAGAGGACTTCGCAAATAGACATATTCGCCCCAAAGTAATAAGAGAACTTGCTCATATATTTATAACAGGAGATGGGAAAAAGTTTACAAATGAAAAAGAAGCAAAGAATCATCAGGAGAAAATTATGGCATTACATGAAAAAGCTAATGAGCTTACGAAAGAACAAAAGAAAGAAAAAATAAATAGATTCTTACAATATGGAAACTATAATGATGTATTAGAATGGATACTAGAACACATAGATGTATTTGATGAAATGGGTTATGCTATGAGAGATTGGGATGATGATATATATGCTGAAGAATACGATATGCAAGATGAGTCTTTTTGGGATAATATTGATAATAATTATGCTTTTCCAAATGAGGAGAGCATTAATGAAGACTAGTTCAAAAAAAGGTAAAGGTAGAAGATTACAGAATTTCGTCAGGGATAGGTTGCTTTTTTCCTTTCCAACCTTAGAACCTGATGACGTGAAAGCAGCAATAATGGGAGAGAGTGGAGAGGATATCAAGCTCTCTCCTGCTGCTAAGCGTAAGATCCCATACTCTTTTGAATGCAAGAACCAAGAGAGACTTAGTATATGGAACTCTTTAAAACAAGCAGAAGATAATTGCGATGACAGAGAACCTGTGCTTATATTTAAGCGTAATCATTCTAAAACATATGCAGTTGTAGAAATAGAAGCATTTTTAAAACTAATAGGAGAAAGCAATAATGGACAGAAAGGATAGCACTTTTATACTTAACAAAGTAATAAACGTAGAAATAATGCAATTAGTTACTAAAAATGAATTAAACTATCGTGAAAAGAAAAGGCTTGAACAATTAATGAAAGAAGGTGCTATTACAGACCATTCAGCTAAAGCTTAATTATCAAGCATTGTGTCAACAGCTTTTGATACTTTCTTTTGAACATCATAGTTAGGACTTAATGGAGAGAATGTAGTTCCTACTGCTTGACCTGCATTCTCTTGCATTATTAAATAATACAAACCATCCAATAAAGACTCAGTACTCCATATAGGAGCATACCCAAATGTAGTTCTTCGCATATAATATTTAAATATACCTAATGCTTCCTCTTCAGGTTCATCCTCATCAAACAACAATCCACTTGCTAACATTCTAATGCTTATTGTAAAAGGCATCATAGCTAAAGATAAAAGATCAGAAGTAATTCCTCTAAGTGGTCTTGTTACAGGTGTAGCATAAAACCACCCTCTTGCGCCAGGTATAAATGCAGCTGGTGATATAAATAAATCAAACAGTATAGTTAAAAGACCTTGTATAGTTAAAAACCTTCTTAATCTTGCAGCTTCAGGTTTCACATTCTTTAAATCTCTTCCCTTTGTAAGCATATCTTTAGAGACATTATATATAGAACTCCAATTCCAAAGCTCTCCTTTATTACCTTTCATATCGCTAATGTCTTTATAGGCTCTTAATGCATCATTAATAATTTGCATATCAAGATCCATTTTTTGTTGACTCCAAAACTTAAACTTACCCATAAGCTTACCTACATCACCCCAATTGCCAGGACCAACATCTTGAGTAGATAAACCAAAATTAGTAAAATCTTGCCTTGAATTACCAACCTCTATAGCTCTATTATAATCTTCAGTAGAAAACTCCCATGGATTACCTGGTGGTAAATAACCATTCTTTTGAAATCTTAGTATACCCATTATAAAAGAAATGCTTCTAATATATTTCTCTGTATCACTCATAGTGAATTTGTATTTTTTTCTATAAAATGCAATATTTTCTCTAATATAAGAAGCTCCACCATAGATATACTTTTTAACAGGAACATATTTCCATTCTCTAATATTTTTATTAGCCTGCCACTCCATAGAAATAGCATAACCTACAAGCTTATTAGTAAACTCAACTTTTCTTTTCCTTTTTAATATCTTCTGTCTCTTTTTTATCCTATCACCATAATTTTCAACCCCTTCATTTAAAGGATCGAAATGAATATTTTCAAGCCATATCTTTGAACCTTTTAATATTTCAGATATTTCTTTATTGAATTGTTTTTCATTATTAGTTTTAAGAAAATTCATCATAGCTATATGAATCTGATCAACAACATGAGATTCAAATTCTAATCCACCCATCTCTTTAACTAATGCATCATTAAAAAAGTCACCGAACTCAATAATACCTGAGGCAGCTATCATCCTACCCCATTCTTTTTCATGAGCTTCATAATTCTTTTCAGCTTCTCTTATATTCCCAAAACCATAATTAATAGCATTTTGATGTAAAGCTAATTTATTTTGAAGTGTAGTAGATATTCCCTGTAAGTTTGTACCTGTAAGCCAACTACTAATATATCTTATTCTGTCTTGAACAACATTAGCTGGTGTAGTTAAACCTAACTTATCTAAAGTCCCTTGAGTACTCATTTTTAAACCTAAAAAATTACCCTCTATATCAGGTCTATTAAATGGGATTTTAAACATATTAATAATATAATTCCTTGCAAAATCAGACTCGGCTGTAAAATAAGAATCTATAAACTTAGATATTAATTCATTAGTTTCTATACCTACCATTATATGCTTAACATATTTATTATAAACAGCTGCATCTGTTCTCATATGCCTTATATCTATAGCATTACTTATATTTTTTAAACTTTTTATATCTCTTGCTAAAGGCATTGTAACATCATTAGCCATATCTACAGGATATTCATCCATTCTTTCTCTTATAAATAAAGCTCTTGATATAGCACTAACCCTATCTCTTTGTTTGGCTTTTAATAAATCTCTATCTTCACCTTCTGCAGTTTCTAATTCACTCTCAATTTGTTCTAAACTAAGTTCTAAATCTTGTATAGTATTTTCCCATATAAATGGAAACTTTTTATTGCCATGACCATACATAGCAGGAAAATGGTTTTGTTTATATTGTATGTCTGTAGAGCCATAAATAACAGGCTCAATTCTAATAAAGTCACCAAATATACTATATAATGCATCAATAGCATCTTTCTTATCATCTTTTAAAGATAGATAAACAGGAGTCTTTTTATAATCAGGAGTACTTATTAATGACAATACTTGGTCTGGCTTTATTCCTAATACCTTGCCAAGAGAACTAGTTATTTTACTTACAGAAGCAGGGTAATGATATTTTACATATTTTAATAACTCATCATCTACAACTCTTCCTCTTTTCTTTTGAAGAAGCATTTTACTTATACCTTTTTTAGGTAAATCTATAAAATAAGCACCTTTATCTTCATTTAATGGAGTGTAATCTTTCAATAAAGTTAAATTTTGAAATGCATATATAGCATCGCCAGTAGATTCATATTTTTTACCAGTAGGCATCCAATTCTTGTGAATATAAAATTGACCATTAGGATCATACTTATCTAATTCTACAAATACTTCTTTTTTACCCTTCTTGACATACTTACCATACTTAACCCAACCAACCATCATTCTTGTCCAAAAAGACACCAAATCTTCCCTTACAGTATCATTATTCCATATCATTTCATTTTCTATAGACATAACATCATTATAAACATCACCCATACCATAATCTCTATTACTTTTTGTAGTAACAGGTTTATTTATAAAGTCGGAAGTTCTTCTACCAATAGCATTATGAAATCTTTTAATTGCTTTTGTCATTGTATATAAAGCACCAGTTTTTTCTTTTCTTGCTATTTTTTTAGTTGGAGTTATAGGAATAACAACATTTCCATAAACACCTCTACCTAATATAGTCCCATCATCAGATTCTAAATGCATTAAAAACTTATGATAAATATTCCTTAATGTAGACATATTTAATTCAGTATAATCAATTTGACCTTTTTTGAATTTTATAGCTTGATTTTCAGGTAAATGGTTAAATACAATTTCTTTAGCTAAATCAGTTAATAATTCACTACCTTCCATTAAACCTACTATTTTAGTAGCTATAATAGCTTTCTCGCCTTTATTCTCTAATAAAGCATTAAATTCTTTTTCTGTAGGAGCAGACATATCATCTTTAGATAAATTATCAATTATCATCATTATATCATCTTTAGAATAACCTAAAAACTTTGAAAGTTCTTTATTGTCTTCCCAAAATTTATCTTGACGCTTTTGTCTTAATTCGTCATTAACTTCAGCATCTCTTATTATTTTCTTTGTTGTATCACATATTGTAGCCATTATATACCTAATTTCTTACAATTATCTTTTATCATATTTTCCATAGGCTTATACTTAGGTCCTTTATCTCTTTTATCTAATCTTCTATTACCTTCTTTTAAAAATGAATTATATTCAGTAAAGTAAGTCTCAATAACTTTAGGAGATAGTAAGCTGTATTCTGATTTAGATTTACTTACAGGAGGGAATACTTTTGCTACTTTTTCTTGCACTCCTTCTCTAAACCATCTTTCTAAGAATTTAAATGATGCTGATAATTGAGCTGTTTCAGATAATTCATTAAATTGTTTGTGATATTTTTCTTTCCATTCTATCATTTGCTCATTTCTATCTATAGTCTGAGGACCTATTTCACCAAAATCTTGTAATATCTTATAAAAGCTATTAGCCATATTTTTAACATATTTAACACCTTCTATAACCTCACCTCTTAATGCAAGTCTTTTTTCTTCAGATGTAGCTTCAACTCCTTTTAAATCTCTTTCCATAGCATTTCTAAGCATTTTAGATTTATGCTCTTTTTCCATAATTTCCATTGTACTTAAATGAGTATTTTCATGCAATATATTAGATATTCTTACAGGAGTATTCTCATGACCTATTATACCCCATTTAGTAGTATAACCTGTCCACATTTTATAAGGTGCTATAGCTAAATCTTCTATAGGTGCTGTAACCCCTTCTTTATATTGTATACTTACATTTGGATTATCAACCAAAGCTCCAAAATATTGAGTTCTGTTTTTTGTATAATTAAAATAATTCTCTGATTTATCCATAGTATTATCAAGTTTATACCTTATTCCCCACTCACTACCACGAACTACATGTCGAGGCATTTTATGCAATCTTATTAATTGCTTTAATATTTTCATCTCATCTTCATTAATAGGAGCATTAGCCTTTTTAAATATAGATGATTGTACAGCATTAACACTATAATTCCAATCCTTTAATAGTAAAAACTCAGCATTATCAGCAGCTGCTTGTAATAAGATTCTTAAATACTTATCAAATCTCATTTTTTCACCTTTAAAATTAACTGTTTCATCAGGTTGTCTTAATGTTATTTTATTGCCATCTATAGTAATGCTATCAAAAACTTGTAATAATTGACCATAAACAGATTGCATAGTAGCAACTTCACCAATAGCGTTCTTACCAAATGTTAATGCTTCCATTAAATTAAATCTATCATCTAATTTTGATAAGTCAAATTGCTGTTTTTTGTCTGTATATTTAGTTAAATTAATAGGCTCTGAATCTAAGTTATTAAAAAACTCTTTATATACAGCTAAAGTATTATCATCTAAAAACTCTATATGCAAAGAATCGCCATCATAATCACCTTCAAACAATGTGAAAGTATCATATGGATTCATTTCTACTATTAAGTTTCTACTGTGTATAAATTTAACTCTAAATATACCTGCTCCACCAGCATGTGGTATAGGAGTTCTACTTACAAAAACATCTACAACATTATTCCTTAACCAAGTATTTATATCTCTATTTGGTAAAGATTTAGCAGCTCTCCAATCAGGTTTACCATTAGCTTTAAGCATATCATTAGCAATAGCATATTTTTCAAATACTATTTTAGATGCTTCTCTTGACATTCCTATTTCTTTTTTATCTAATCTCCCATCCCAATTAGGAACAAATGAGAGCTTTGTACCTTCTGAAAATCCTATAGTTAATGCTTTATTCATAGAACCTGTTTGTAATAACACATTAAGCATAGGCTCTAAAGAAGGGTGTAATCCACCACCAAGTTTAGCTAATTCCAATACAACAGGATAAAAAGATTCAGTATCAGCATTTGCTAATTTCTGTAAATGTTCTAATACTTTCTTAGGAGCAGTATCTCCTTGAGCAACAGAATATATCTTTGCAATTTCTATGTTTACTTTTCTTAATATATTATTCTTAAATGCTTCAATAACGCTTGGGTCTGTAACATGATTATACCATTGCATAGGATGCTTTAAATTTTTAGATGCTGTATCATCAAGAGTAATAAAACCAACAGATGAACCAGGTATGGTGTGTATTTTATTTAAATCAAAACCTTGACTTATTTTAGCTTCATCTTTAGTCATTAAAACATCTATAATTTCATTTGTTTCTGAATCTATTATATTGCCATTATTATCAATACTAGCTATCATTGATTCACCATCATAAATTTCTAATTTTCTATTAGGTAAATAATGCATATGTTTTACAGCTAATACATTGTCTCCTACCTTATTATATATAACAGTTTTAAGCTTACCTACATTTGGATTAGATCCAACAGATTTAGATGCATCTTCAAAGAATGACTTAGATGTTAATGATCCACCATCACCTATATATACAATTTTACCATCTATATTTTGCATAGCTTTTACTTGTCTATCACCTAAAGGCATTCTAAAAGTAACATTTTTAGGATTAAATATCTTAACTTTAATATCTCTAAGGTTCTTACTAATAGTAACAGGAGTAAATGGTATTTTTAATCTTTTAAATACTTCAGAACCATTAAGCTCTAAATATTTTGGCAAAACTCTTTTCATAGCTTCATGAACAGCTATGTTAGATGCTAAGAAATAAGCATCAGGCTTTATTGGATTAGCTCTTTTCATTAAATACTCACCCATAAAGTTTTTGATTTGCTTTTTGGTAACATAATCATTTTCAAATTCATTATCCCAATATTCTTGAGCATTTTTAGCTTTATTATAGTGTATTTTTCTAACATCTACTAATGCAACACTTGATCTGTCTCCTGCTGAAAAGGCTATAGTTAAATTATTTTTTCTAAGAGCAGTGTTTTGCAACATTCTCATATCAAAAATCATTTTCTTATTAAAGTCAAACTTGGGATTTAAAAAGTCATATTTAACTCTTGTAGAATAAAGAGTCTCACCAAACATATTAGCAACTTTATTTCCATTAGAGTCTATTAATGCTTGACCTGGCTCTGTAACATCTGATTTTCCTATCCAATGGAATAACAATCTATTGTTTTTATCATTTTCAAATAAGGTTACTTTTTCGTATTGATTGTTTTGGTTATTAGTCCTTTTATTTTCAGGACCTTTTTGCCTAAACCTAATGCCTTTATTGGATACATCAATTTCATAATTATTTCTTTCATTATACTCTCCATTCTCACTATTAGTTTTTAGTGAACTTTGTATTCTATTGTAATATAATAGCAATCCTCTGTATTGCCTATCAGTTATAAGCTTTTTGCCTGTTTTACTAAATACAGGTCTTTTAGTTATAGGTACAAATGCTTCTTCTATAAATCCTTCAAATGTAGTAGCTCTCGATGCTCTATTGTTTAACGATGCCATTTGAGATGATTCTATTAATATGCCTAATTCATGAAAATAAGTTAAATTTCCTAAATTAACAGCTCTTTCATCACTACCTTTTTTACTTACTATTTCATCAAGACCTTCTTCTACTCCATCCATAAAGTCTATTACAGCACTCTGTACGTCTTCTGAGTCCATAAAGACATCTAATGCTTTACCTTTTGCTGTTTTCTTTAATTCATAAGAAGAATCTTTTTTAACTTCATTTCTATACCATTCGTGAAAGTATTCATGCAATTCTAAAGGTAATGCATCTAGCATAGCCAATCTAAAGTGGTCTATATTAGCTTCGGAAGAAATTCCTTTTGATAAAGATTTTAAATGCTTCCATGCAGACTTAATAACTCTATTAGTTTCTAATTTAGAACCAGTTACTCTTGCATTACCTATTTCTTCTTCGAATCTTCCAACTGTGAGCTTAGAGATTGCAGACTCGCTTCCTCCTGAGAATTGTTGTAAAGACCTTCTTGAAGTCTGAAGTTTGCGAATCTCTGTGACTGTTCTATCCATTCTTTTGTAGATTTGTTTGAGTTCGCTTTGTATCTTTCCGATTTGACTTTCTTGACTTTGGTACCAAGCATAAATTTTATCCTCCAATTTGTTTAATTCTTTATGAGTGAATAATGAATACAATCTTGCTATTTCATATGAATGTGCTGTATCATGACCTTTGCCTTTCCTATGAGCATATTCATGTATAAGAGTATGCACCATAGCAGAGGCTTTTATTCTATTTAAATCTTTCTTTTGTATATTTGATTCTTTAAGATAAACATTAGTTCTCCACATATCATATACTACAAGGTCTACATTAGCATAGTTTTTCCTTTTAACACCTTCTTTAGCTTCTAATCTAGTGTGTATGCGACCTTCAGCACTATTATTAACTATAGATTCAATTTCTTTAGCAGCTTCTGATGGACTTAAATATTCAACGCCATAATTAAAAACAAAATGATGATTATATAATCCATGTAGTGTCTTTAAATCCTCTTTAGATTTTTCATCATAAATAATTTGCCATTTGTCGTTTTGATCAGAATATCTAAATTCTACATTATCTATCTTAAAATATCTATCTACAGCTTTTGGATAATCTGATTTAGAATCTTCTTTAACCCATTTCATTAAAGCTCTATCTATTTCAAATGGATTAATTGCTAAAAACTCTGGTAGTCCTAAATCTGTATTAGTTCTAAATCCTAATAATCCTTTTTCAGCAGTAAAACCTACATTCTTTCCTTCTTCTCCAAAACCCTCAAGCATAGACCTGAAGTCATTTAACCATAAAGAAGCAGATTCCATTACATTTTTATTGCTATCTAATAAATCAAATACATCAGAATATAAATCTAAATGCTCTAAAGCTGATAATCCTTCTTTAACAGGTATTATAAATCTAACACCACCATAATTCCTTGTATTGTTTAATACCTCTTCAAACTCATTTAAATTAGAAGTCCAAAACTCATCATTTAAAGTTTTTATTCTTTCTTTTATAGCATTATCAATATCATCATATATAGAGCTTCTAATATTAGTTCTATTATTTAAGAATGGGTAATTCTTATCAGATGTTAAAGGAGTCTTTTTGAAGTTAATAAATATTTTAAAATTAGATTCTCTACCCTTTAATCCATACCCTTTAAATTTATCTTTTGATAGTTTATGTAATGGCAATCCTTTATTTAATAGCATAGTATTTATAGGATATTGACCTGCCCATGCATATGTACTTGGATTATCATCTTTAACAAAATGTATTTCAACTTGAGAACCATTACTTTCAATATTTATGCTGTCATGAATTATATCATCCATTTGTATAGGTTTTAAAGTATGCTCTTCAGAAGTATCTTGATAACTATCAAGGGATACGTTAAATTTTATTTTTAAATCTTTCTTAATAGTTTTTATATGATTCTTAACAGCTCTCTTTATATCGTATACATCTATTTCATTTAAATATAATTGTATTGTAGTTCCATTATGCTTTTTAAACCTATCTTGTGAAGACACATTTATAGGAAATGAACCAGTCACTAATTCTTCATTTGTTACAAAAAGCGAAGTATTTAACCCATTTTTAGCTGTATTAATAGAAACTCTTTCAGGGAATAATAAAAACCCTGCTTTAGCTCTACCATAACCACCAGCAGATTTTTCATCTTTACTGCCTACATTACCATAAACAAGCATATGTTTTTTAAATTCATCAGGAGTCATCCCTGAACCATTATCAACAACAGTTATTACAAACCCACCATAAGTATCAGATTTAGTTACTTTTATACTTATCTCAGTAGAACCAGCGTCTATTGAATTTTGTAGCAACTCATTAATTATAACTTCATTAGGTCTATTGCCTAATATGTCTTTCTTAGCTGTTTCAAGTATTTGGTCTTTATTAATTTCTAATTTTACTTGCTGAGTTTCTTTCTTTGAATTTAATCTCCACTCGCTAATAGTTTTAGGTTGAAGTTCACCTATTAATACACCAATATTTCGCTCTTGTTCTTTCCAATGATTTTGACTATAAGGACCTCCCTTACTCTTTATCAGTTTAGCTTTTAAGTTAGCATCTTTAATAGCTTGGTTTAGATTTGCATTTGTACCAAGATACCAACCTGTTTTTGAATCTACTATACGATAAAAGATTCGGTCTTTTTCTCCTGTTATTTTTGCTACAAAAAATTCTCTATCAGGAAAGGATTTGATAGCACCTTTCTTTAAAGGCTTTCCACTAACTTCATATATATATTCTCTAGTAGCAAATGGATGATCAATGTCTTTTAAAAGTTCAGATTCAACTGCAAAGAAAGTTTTATAACCTTTTTCATGCTTAAAATCTTTAGGCAATCTATTGCTTTCATGCAAAAGAGTATTAGGCATTGTTTGTAAATCACCTATTTTTAAACTTTTATCAAACATACTCAATTGCTGAGTTTTTGTAACCCACCAATCTTTACCTTTATATTCTGTTAACTTTTCTTTACCTGATATAATCTTACTCATATGAACACGAGGTACACCATATTCATCTACAATTTTCTTACCCTTACCTACAACAATAAAGCCCATCTTTTTCCAAAAATTAACAGTATTCTCAGTAGGTTTAGCTTTTATATTAATCCTATCCTTATTTTGAAGCTTAAATATTTTTTCTATCTTTTTATATGTAGATGAACCTAAGCCTTTACCTCTTAAATCTTCTTTAACTTCTATATTCCCTATTCTGCTAGGATCTTTTTGATGCCAATCAACAGTTAATTTCCCATCTTGTATATCTTTTTCTATTTCAAATGCTAATTCATCTATTTCTTTTTGATTCTTTTTGCTAATATCTTTTGCAAATAGATCAGGCAAAGGTCTAGACTCAATTAAAGGATCTTTTAATTTTCTTCTTTTAAGTTCTTCTTTATACCTTTTTAATCTTCCTTCTTGGACAATTTTATCTACTTTTTTAAGGTCTCCCTTAGATAGCTTATCTGATATTAATTTTATTTGACTTCTAAGAGTATACTCATCCATCTTCTCCATTTTTTCTTTAGCTATCTTAGCAGCAGCTTTAGGACTTATAGTCTCAACAGAAGGAGTTGTAGGATCATCATATTCTTCCATGGTTGTTTCATCAGGAATAATAGTTTTAGGCTCAACCTTAGTAGTTGTAGTAGGAATTGTAGTTTCTTTTGAAAAACTTATACCCTTTTTATTTGCAACATCAGACAATTTAGACAATCTGCCTTTAGCAACAGCAATACCCATTTTATCTTTACTTTTTTCAGATTCAGATAATCTATCAGACCAATAATTATAAACAGAATTTAAATCTTGATTGTTTAATTTATCATAAGTAGCTACAGTCACTTTGCTTAAATCTTTAGGTAGTTTACTTTTCTTAGTCTCTAATAACTTTTTAATCTTATTTTCATCATAGTTAGAGTTCCTAGAAACTTCATTTATAAAATCATCTTTATTTATCCCTGCACTTTTTAATGCTTCTTCACCCCTACTCTCTAATATAGATTCTATATATTTAGGATTTTTTAATACATCATGATTCTCAATAACACTATTCTCAACATCAGCTTCAGTTTCGTTTCTAAATTTAAGACCCATTAAAGCTCTTAATGCAACATCTTGATATTGGTCACTATCTTGTATTATAGTTCCCTCTTCAGCTTTTTTGTTAATCTTAGCTTTTATATCTTTTAGATTTTTAATTTGCTTATTATAGTTTGTTGATGCTTGTTTAGCTTTTCTTTTTGAATTAAAATCATCAGATTGAAGCGTATTGCCATCAACATCCATTATATTAACAGAATAACCTTTACCATCTTTTTTAGGTTCAATAACAACACTTGCATCAACATAGTCTCTATTTCTTTGATAAGTTAAATTATCAACTTCATCAAGAAAATTATTTGTTAACTTTCTAGATGCAACTAATGCATCATCAAAATTAGAAAACTTAGTAGGAGTAGAACCATCAGATATTTCATCAGAATATTTAACAAATTCTTCACCTTCTTGATAAAATAAGCTGTATGTCTTATCTTTATTCTTTTTAACTACAAATTCACCAACATCTGTACCACCTACCAATTTAGAAAAATTAGATATTCTATCAACTATTCCTAATTTATCAGCCATAATACCTGAACCACCAGCTAATGAACCCATACCAAATCCACCAACAGCAGATTCTACAGCTTCATTTATATCAAATGTTTCACCAAATGATTCGTCTTTATATCCAAATGGTAGTATTGTTTGGTTAGCAACTTGGTTTAAATATTGCAAAGTTTCTTCAAGAGATTCTCCACCACTATTTCTAAGCAATTTATAATAAGGTTTACCACCTCTAATAAATCTACTAGTAGCACCTATCTTAGGAATCTTTCTAACATTCTTTTCAACATTATTTAATATTCTTCCAAAAGTTCCTCCAACTAAAGCTCTATCAGCACCAAATGCATGCCAGACATTTCTAATGTGCATTCCTTCTAAAAATTGAGCCCCCAATCCTGTTAACATAGCTGAGCCTATAACAGCATCTGAAGCTTCATTTATAGGTAATCCTTTTTTTATTATAGAATCACCTGATCTTTTATAATTATCATTGATAAATTGAGATGTCATAACATCTTTTTGATTATTATTTAAATCTTTAAATTCTAATACTTTCTCTCCAACTTCTTGATTAAATTGTTGTATACTTACTTCTTTATCTTGAGTTAAATATCTAATACCTTCAGCAAGTTCACTACTACCTTCAAATATCGCTGTTAATCCCCTTACAGTACCTGTAGCTATACTACCTGCTAAAACCCTGTTTCCTGTAGCAAATCTTGCTCCTAAATAAGTTAATCCACCTGCAGAATAAGCTGTAAGCATTGATGGTAATCCATTAGTAATAGCTCTTATTGCAACAGTAGGATTTTCCAATACATTTGTTTCTGTAATTGGAGTATTTCTAACCCATTCTTTATACCCTGCATATTGTGCATCAGTTTTAATTAATTCTTCTTCTTTTAAAAGAGCTTGAGCTATAGTTTCATTAGCCCATTCATCTAACATATTAGTAGGTCTTTGAGCAGCTAATGCATCTTCTATCTCTTTATCTGTTTTTTCAGGGTATTTCTTTTTAAATTGTTTTACAGCCAAATCTGTCCACAAGTCTGTAGTTCCAATTGGATCAAATTCACTTATTGCTTTTATAGACTTAGCTATAAATGGAGGAGCAAAATCTTTTACAGCTTTAACAAATTCTTGTGGGGGTTTTGTAAGTTTAGTATATGTACTTGGCTCAGGTGGTAAAAACTTCTCCATTTCAGGCTTTTTATCAAGCATGATAGCCAAGACTTCATCATCATCATATCTTTCGTATCTATCGCCTGTTAAACTCCTGAAATCACCTACTAATTGATCTCTAGTTAAATAATTGGACATTTATATATTTACTTATTTATGTTTACGTTTGTAGAATCTTTTGGCTCTTCAAATAATTGATCGTAATATTCAGTTTGACTATTAAGGACATCCATATCATTATCCATAGTAAAATTTTGCTGACTTGAAGAAGGATTGCCTGACATTATATTTTGCATATCATCTAATTTCTCCCACATAGTAAGCATATCTTCAAGGTGTTGATGATCTCTCAAATTACCTAAATTATTAAATCCAGCTAAATCTATTTCAACTCCTTTAGTTTTAAAAACTTTATTATAAGTTTTTTTATCAATATATTCTTTATAAGGGATATTACCTTTTTTATTTCCTCTAAATAATTCAATCAATCCTTTGTAATCTTTCTTTTCAACTAAGTGACCTGCTACTTCTTTAGCTTTCATATCATCAATAGCTCCTTCTTCAACCAAATTATTTAAATTTGTTTCAATCTGATCTTTTAATTCACTTACTCTTTCTGGACTATTATAATATTTAGCATCAGTTTTAACACTAAGATCAGTATAGGTAAACATATCTGTATAATATTCTCCTAATTTACCTATTCTATCAAATCCTGTTTGTAATGATCTTATATCTTGGTCTAATCTCTCTAATTTATTTATTCCACCCATATTTAGAGATTGTAAATATTTAGCATCTCTTGCATCCTTTAAGCTTAAAGAGCTTAACATATTTAAAGATTCTTCCATTGTAGGAGCTTGACTTGCAATGGCTTTACCACCAATACCTTCAAGTGAATAAAATTTCTCCATTGATGCTATAGCAGATTCTTTAATAAATTCATTAGGATTATTTATTAACATTGAATATTTACTATCATATTCTGGTTCTGTTATTTCACCTTTAGTTAATTGTTCATAAATTTTCTGTTCTTGATTCGCCATGAATGTTTCAGTATTTTTATTCATATCATTAACCATATCTATAGCTAATTTATTAGCCTCTTCTTTCCCTATTTTTTTAGACCTTGCTATATAGTCAGATAAATCTAAAACTCTATCAAATGTATCATCTCCTAATGCTTCAATACCTGTCCCAATTTTATTTATACTATCTTGGGCTTTTGCTTCTAAAACACTCAATCCTTGCAACACTTTACTATTATGCTCTAATGCAAAGTCTAATCCTTTTTGAACATTTTCATTATCTCTAAAATCTGTAGAATAACCCCTTATATCTCCCTGATGTTCTTCCATTTTACCACTTATTAAATTACCAGATCCAACTGATGTTAACATTTCATCTAAACCTTTCATGCTATCAACAGCAATATTGTACTCAGCTAATCTTCCTAAAGAATCATCTATTCTTTTTCTAAGTTCAACATTTTCACGTACAGAATTATCGTAAGTCATTTTCATTTGATCACGTTCTTTTGTAGCTTGAAGGTTTCTTTCAGCTATAGCATTTCTTTGATTTATCTCAGCTACTTGTTTAGATTTTGCTAACTCAGTAGTATAATGCATCTGAGCTATATCAGTTAAGCTATTTAATACCTTTAGTATGTCAGACATTATTACCCTCTAAATTTAAATTCTTCACCAAAATCCATAGTTCTAGCTCTATCAAGCTCTGTATCTACTTCGTCATAAAATGTACCTACATGACTACCAGCATATTTTTCGTTATAATCTGCATCATGAGGATCAGATTGTTGAGTATAGAATCCTTCTTCTATTGATTTAATAAAGTTTTCATATTGTTTTTGTATACTATTGGTTCCTTTAAACAAGTCAGAATATCCTTCTAAAGCAATATCATAAGGGTCTTGAACTTGTTGTTTAAATGTTTTTCTTATATCAGCTATTCTATCAGTATATCCTAATTCAGCTTTCTTTATATCTTCTTCAGTTTCTACTATACCTATTTCAATTTCTTTATCAGAATCAGGAACTAAAGCAGTTTCTTCAGAAGCTCCATGCATTGCCATTCCTGATGCTATTTTCTGAGCTTCAACCTCTCTACTACCCATTAATTTTTCTTCATTAGATAGTTGTATTTGTTGCCTTAAATGCCTTTTTAAATCTGATTTAGTTGTTTCTAAAGTATCTAAAGCAGCTAATTCTTCTGTTCCACCTTCTCCCCAAGTTTCTGTATCTTCTTCGTATCTTTCTTTAGCGTCTGTTAAGGTGCTTTGAGCCATAGATATATTCTCACCAAATCCACCACTCAACCCAAGTTCATCATGTTCTAATTTAGGTCTAAAATCTTCCCTAGCTGATTCTACCATTAATTTCCTAGATTTAGCTCTTTTCTTTTCCCAATCTCTTCTTCCTTTTGTTTTCCCAAATATTCCTAATTGACCTGCACCATGTTTATAATCACCAAATGGTTTCCATTTAGTTTCTCCTGTAAGACCTCTAACAAGAGAACCACGTCCAACATGCTTATTCCAATACCCTTCACGATCTCTATTAAAATCAATAATTTCAGAAGTAGCCCACATACCTGCTGCTGTAGTGGGAGATACCCATTTTGCATAATCAGCACCTGTCCTTAAATCACCTTCAAAATCTTCCCAAGTATAATACTCAGGCAAACCTGTAATAGGGTTTTTAGTATTTGCACCAATTTCAGACACAATTTCTTGACCTGTTTTACCATAATTATCTATAAGGTAAGCTTCTGCTTTGCTAACATGAGAATCAACTCCATTAACTTTTCTTATTACAGTATCTCCTTTTCTACCAAATTTTGCTCTATTTTTACTCATATTATCTCCTTAACTAAAAAAGTCCCAAAGTTCATTAACAGCTATAACTCCCCATCCTATAGGACCTGCTGTCGCTAAAGGTGCATAAGCTGCTCTTAATGCATCATGTCCAGCATCCTTTATATCTCCTTCAACTAAATGTTTACCTGCACTTGCTACAGATATCACTGGAGAAATTTTATTCATTGCACCTGATGCAGATTCGCCTGCAGTGCTAAGTTTATTAAAAATATCTTGATCTATCTTACCTTTTATATAATTAAGACTATTATCAATTGCTTTGGCTCCTTTATTAGATGAATCAGTATTTAGAAAAGTATTTATAGCATCTTCATTAAGACCTTTATCTACAAGTATATCACTAGCTTCCATTAATTGTGTTACATCTAAATTGTTTTTTATGCTTATTCTTTCTAAAGGATCTCTTAATTTATTAGCAACTATATTTTGAATAAAATTCCCTTCATTGTAAGAAGGAGTAACTTCAAATAAATTAGGATGTTCTTCAACCAAAGATAAATTATTTACTATAGTTTGATTATATTTGTCTACCATATCAACAGCTTTATATCCTAATTTAGCTGAATCTGCTAAATATTCAGGAACTTTAGAGCGTTGTGGTATAGAGCCACTATCTCTCATCATTTGCAATCTTCTTATTTTTGTTGATGCCATATTATATATCCTTCTATTTGGTAATTAATATACAAAATATTTTAATATTATTTTAATACAA